CAGATACTCAGACATAGGAGCTTTTCGTTCCAGGAGTTCAGCCAACGCTATGCGGTCGCAACAGAGTTCGAGCCTGTTGAGTTTCGCACCCAGGATTTGAAGAATCGACAGGGTAGTGGGGATGTCATAAATGACTTGGGCATAAAATGCACATTTGATGATACTGTTCGCTTTTGCGAAACAACATATCTGAGGATGATTGGTGCAGGCGTATCAAAGGAAACCGCCCGCATGATTCTTCCGCTATGCACGCAGACGACCTTGTACATGACCGGCAATGTCCGTTCATGGATACACTATCTGGAGCAGCGATGTGCGAAGGGCACGCAGAAGGAGCATCGATTGATCGCGGAAACTATCCGCGATGAAATCTTTGCGGTTCAATTTCCAGCAATCCATGAAGCATTGAATTATGAAAAGAACTGATATCAAGACATTGATCGAGGCGATGCGGATTATATCCGAAGGGATACAGAGCGAGGGGGGAGTGGCCAACGCTGCGATTGCCGAGGCCGGACAAAGACTCCAGGAGCAGAATGATTATATCGAGAAATTAGAACGGGTTGGTGACGACCTTTCTATTTTTGCCGCCAACCCTGCGATGTATCCGCAAAATCAATCACTTAAATCTGTCAAAGCATGGGGCAAACTTGAGGAATCCAAGCCGTGAATACGCCAAACATCATCGACCAGATAGCAGACCAGCGTGATGAACTGCGTGATGAAAACGTCAGGTTGAAAGCCCACATCAAGCGGCTGGAGAAGGCTGGAGATGATATGTACAATCTTCTTAATAATTGCGACGAAGCCTACCGTTGGTACAAAGTGAATGAATCCAAGCCATGAATCACACACCTAGAACGGATGAGGCCATTGTCACCAACGAAGAGGGACCGTGGGTCAGTGCCGCATTCGCTCGAACTCTGGAGAATGAGTTGGACACAGCAACCGAGCGCATCAAATTGCTTGAGAACGGATTGATCAAAATGGCGCTCAATAAATTGAATCCACCAAGAGGATTTCCCTATGAACAAAAGCAGCAAAACAACTGATAAAATCAAGACCGTCCGGCATACGTTTCCTTGCGTTGAATCGGTGCGTCGAGTTCCGCTATCCGGTGGCCGAGCGGTCACGGTATGGCGCGACAGGACATCCGACCCGATCAAGGCCGGGTACGATGACGAGGACATCGTGATGAGTTGCATCGCTAGCTCTGGCGACGACCTGGAAATGATCTGTCAGTTGGCCAAGCTCAAGGGGGTAAAGGCTGTCGAGATCAACTGGCCCGGTGGAACAGGGGCGATCATCCGTAACTGAACAACATCATGGAAGACATCGTTGCAGATACAATCAATGAGCGCGGCAAGATATACGGTGAACCGCACCTGAGCCATTCCAACATCGGGTTGGCTTGGTCAGGACTCATCCAACAGTATTACGGAATCAAACTGCCAGGTCCGATGCCATCTCATTTGGTCGAGTTGATGATGGTGGCATTCAAGATCAATCGCAGCGTCCGGGTATTCCATCCTGATAACTATGTGGACCTCCGGGCATACGCAGATTTCGCGGAACACGCACAGAAAAACCCAGGTCAAGAGTATAAACCAAAAGCATGAAATACATCAAACGAACGATCAAATGGACCGTTGTAAGAGAGAAAGAACCACTGTTCGATGAACTTGCAACGGACATCGAGATCACGGACGAAGCCGCTGGTGAATTTGTTGAAGTCAAACAACACGTCGAAGGAAACCGAAAAATCTCGATTGACCCAGAAGAGTGGCCGGCACTCAGGGAAGCAATCGATTGTGCTGTGAAACTTTGCAGGAAATAATACACATGAAAGAAAAAACCAAAAGCACAGTGATCACAATCGACGCGACCATCCATGAAGAGATGCGAAAGTATTGTGTCGAGAACGGCATTAAGATCGGGTTCTTTGCCAGCCAAGCGTTGCGGGTGGCAATGATTGGAAAGACTCCAGAGGTCAAGGTCGAGTCAGGCGAGTAGTATAAACATCCCGGTCGTCTCGAATGGCGACCGGGATTCAATCTTCTAAAATTATGAATCTGAGAGAGTACCAAAAGAAAGCGGTTGAGTGGGCCACCAAGTCCGATGGTTTGATCATAGCTCCTGCCGGTAGCGGCAAGACCTGGATAGCGGCATCAATCATCAAGCATTATCACAAGCTGAATCCCGATTGGCTGTTTGGCTGGACCGCTCCGACGATTGAGACGTGTCAGCAGGGGCGCGTATCACTAAGTGTTGCAGGGATTCCCGATGGAGTTGTGGATATCCGGTGTCCGCATGAGTCGGTGGACTTCAGCAAGAAGAACCTGCTCATAGTTGACGAATGCAAACATAGCCCCGCCGTCAGTTGGAAGCGCATCATCGAGTCATGCCAAGGACTTCGATACGGATTCGATGCGACCCCTTGGAGCGACGATGATGATCGGAACAAGGTCACCCGGTCGTTGTTCCGGGATTCAATCTACGAGATCTCTCGAAGCGACATCGGAGATTCATTGGCCGACGCCTATCTGGAGATCAGCGATGCCACCGACCTGAACATCCAGACCAATATCGACGACAACATCGACCGGCTGTTCCAAGCTCGTCGCAGGTATATGCGGATCAGCGATGAAGACCTGAAGAAGATGTGCGCTTGGGAATCGCTGGTGGACATCGGTATCTGCCAGAACGCGAAGAGGAACCGGTACGCGGTGCAGTATGCTCTGGACCATCTGGACATGCAGACACTCATCCTGATCCCGCGTATCACGCTTGGAGAGCAGTACGAGGCGAGCATACCGAACTCTCGCTTGGTGCATTCCAAGATCGGGAAGAAGGACAGGCGATCGTACATGGAAGAGTTCAAGGCCGGCAATCTCAGGACCATGATCGCCACATCATTGGCCGACGAAGGACTGGATCTTCCCAACGTCGAACTGCTCATCATGGTGAGCGGCGGTCGGTCATCGCAGAAGACCATCCAGCGGGCGAGCCGCGCGCTGCGTAAAACAGAAACAAAAAACTGTGCGACAATCGTGGACTTTTCGGACAAGTTCCATCCTATCGGAGCGTTCCATGCTAAGAAGAGGATGAAGAGCTACCGTGAACTTGGCTGTATATTTATTACAAAATGAGCGAATCAACGACGAACGAAACAACCGCGACACCAACCGAGAACGTGGTTTACCTGATCGGCGAGCTACGAGCGATCAGTCGAAAGACCGAGACAAAGACAGGGGCATTGATGGTCAGGAGATCCATCTCGATTGCTCGTCACTGGACTGATATCGAAGGCCGGTTCCATGAAGACTACGACGAGTTCGAGTTGTCGTCATGGGGTCAGGTCGCAGAAAAGATTCTTGATATCGGCAACGGCGCGTTGGTCCGCGTCAAAGGCCGGGTCAAAGTTGAGAAGTGGAGCGAAGGCGGAGATACAAAAAGTGCGGTACGCATCGCGGCGGAAAACGTCACGGTGCTGTGTTTCTAAAAGGAGCGAATGAAAAAACAAATCGTAGCGTGTGATCCAGGTGTCGGTGGCGGATTTGCCATCAACACCCCGGACGGAATCATCCTGATGGCGATGCCTGAATCATTGCCCGACATCCATCAGATCCTTATCGGATTCAAGATGGCGGAATCTCAGTTCTGGGTGGAGAAGGTTCCAAAGTTCGTTTGCAAGCTGACGCCTGCTGCGAGCGTGGCGACCCTGCATGAGAACTACGGCATCGTCCAAGGACTAGCGTACTCTCAAGGATACGGACTGCACCGGGTCGAGCCGAAGATCTGGCAGGAACCACTTGGTCTTGGTGGACGGAAATCGTGTTCGACCAGTGCAGAGTGGAAGCGGAAGCTGCGCGCAAAGGCCCAAGAACTGTATCCACATCTCGACGTGACGCTTAAAAACTCAGACGCATTGCTCATCCTTCACTACGCCCTCGGCGGCGGTCGCTAAAAACAACAAAATGAAAAACGATATCTCCCATCGACAGTTCTTGAAAGATGCACCCAAACTTATCGACTATGCGATCATTCGCGGCTGGATGAGCAGGCCGAAGCCAAAGCAAGACGCTGATGGCCCCTGTTCTACGGACGCGATTTCCCATCTCGATGACGATGAAATTCAGGAACCTAGCAAACAGCGCAGTAGAAGTTGAACTCATATCAGATGATGTTGAGATACTGATAGGTGAGACGAAGTGGCCCGGCGTGGCTTATATCCAAGATGGAAAACGAAAGATACACGTCACCACTAGAGCCAGGTTCAAATCAAGGTTCGTGCCGATAGATGCGACACCCTGATCTATACATAGATGCACAGAGCAAGCTCTTTGCGAAGTTTCAGACGCGCTCCATACGCATACATCATTGGAGCAAGTACCTGATGACACCCAAAGAGCTTGCTCTCCTTTTCGGAAAGCTGGAGAAATCAAATTCTGTTCTTCGAGAGATAGCCAAGACCGATCTTGGCAAAAGCGGAGAACTAGCGCGCAAACAACTTGGAATCGAATGAATCAATCAAATGTGGACCGCGCGAGAGCGTGGTTGAGGAACACCCCTGGAGCCGTCACAGGGCAGAACGGTCATGGAGCGACCTTCGCCGTCTCAACTGCGCTCATACACGGTTTTGAGCTATCTCATGGAGACGCGGAAGCATTGTTCAACGAGTACAACTCGAAATGCGTTCCACCGTGGAAACCGCACGAACTGGCCCACAAGCTAGTCGAAGCGTCGAAGGTGGCTCACGATAAGCCGAGAGGATGGCTCTTGTCCGCGCAGAGCGGCACGCCTGTATCGACCACCGGCAAGTTCATCGTCAAAAGACCGACCCAACCGGTTCCGGTTCCTGCAAAGCGATTCTCCATCGCTGACTTTCTCAAGGCGTGCTTTGAACCGGATGAAGTGGTCTGCATCTGCAACGACATCATCTGCGACGAGGCTGGCAATGGAAGGCCGGGGTCGAAGGGTACGTTCCTGACCCGCGACAACTGGATATCCAAGCACTTCACGGATCCCATCAGTTCGATGTGGACGAGCCAGGAGAGCCGTGGCTCCTATGTCCGGGTCAACCCGTGCAGCGACGAGAGCGGATCCGATTCTGGCGTCTCAGCGTATCGCCATGTCCTCGTTGAGATGGACGAGAAGTCCAAGGACGAACAATGGACCGTCCTCAGTGAATCCAAGTTGCCGATGTCCGTGGTCATTGATTCAGGCGGCAAGAGCCTGCATGGATGGGTTCGGGTCGATGCAGCGGACAAAGCGGAATGGACAGAGCGTCGAGACATCGTTTATCGACACCTCGAACCCCTTGGCATCGACCCAAAGAACAAGAACGCGAGTCGGTTCTCTCGTCTTGCCGGCGCGATGCGCGATGGCAAGGAGCAGAAGTTGCTGGCCATCAATGTCGGGTCGATCACTTGGGAAGCGTTCACCGACTACCTGGAGTCTCAGGACATGCCTCAGGAGTTCACGCTCCAGAGCATCCTCGATTACGACCCGGAGAACGACCCTGACAATCTCATAGGAGATCGATGGCTTAGGCGTGGTTCATCGCTCCTGTTCGTCGGACAGAGCGGTTGCGGCAAAAGTTCGATGGTGCTTTATCAAGGACTGAAGTGGGCAATGGGTGAAGATTGGTTCGGCGTGCAACCTGTGCGGCGGTTGAAGGTGGCGTTCGTCCAGGCCGAGAACGACATCGCGGACCAGCATGACAGCCTCAAGGGAGCGGCGAAGATGGTGTTCGGTACCCAGAACTGGGCCGATGGATTGAAGAGCGCCGACATGCTGTTCTTTCGCGAGACGGTACGTACCGGCGCAGACTTCGCCACAATGCTCCGTAGGATGATCAGGAAGACCAAGGTGGATGTCGTGTACGTCGATCCGTTGTTGTCGTACATAGGCGGGAACCCTGCGGACATCGAGGTATGCGCGAACTTCACCCGCCATCTGCTTCAGCCGATCATGATCGAGACTGGAGT